ATCTTCTACGCCGTAGCTGAAGCTCCAACTAAATACTCCACTGCGAGGTAATCAAATGTTAATCCTGAATGGTAAGAAAGTAGCACTCGACTCTCCGATCACCATCAACGAGGTGCAGTATCCGAACCTCCGTGATCCTTCTGTGCGTGAGATGCTTGGCGTGGTGGAAGTTCCTGATCCGGTCATGCCTGATCTGCGTTACAACTACGTCAGCGAAAATGAGGATGGCAGCTTGACTGTCACGCCGAAACCACAGGAGCAGATTGATCAGATGTTGCAAGCGGAACTCAACGTCAAGTCTTTGGCATACCTAGCAAGCACTGACTGGTACGTGACGCGCTTTGCTGAGACTGCAGTTCCAATCCCTGACGCTGTACTGGCGCTTCGTATCAAAGCCCGTGCGGATATTGTTCACCTGGAACTGCCACGATGATTGCTTGGCTCTTCTCCCTCCATCCTGTCACACAACATATCCTTCAGCTCTGGGTGGTACTAGCAATACTGTCCAGCTGGTGGAGGCTCGCCCCTGTCTGGTTCATTGGGCAAGTCCTGGCCTACCTTCTCGCGCCCTTCATTCCTGTCTTCGCAGAGTGGAGATACGGACCCCTGGACAATAACAATGCCCAAGGGTTTGGCTATCGGTTGCCACATTGGCTGGCCTGGTTCGATACGCCTGACAATGCACTGACCGGGGATGCCGGCCACAGGGAACGGACGGCGTACGCTTCAGAGTACTGGGCAATGGTTCTCTGGCTCTGGCGTAATCCCGCAGTTGGCCTTGACGCGAGTGTCCTGGCGGCGAAGCTAGCCCCTGACGCTTACAGCAGTCACCACGGCGATCCGCTTGTCCAGGACGCTCCGCAGGGTCGTGGTGGTTACTGCCTAACCTTCGTTGGCGACTATTGGAATTGGACCTACATCCTTCCTATAGGTTCCCGTTGCCTGAAGATCGACCTTGGATGGCAGTTAAAAACATTTGTGGAGGGTCATCCCCTCGAGTTAGCAGCACGTTACGCAATGTCAATCCGACTACCGCAATTTAAAACATGAAAGAAGGTATGACCTACGACCGTAGAAAGTACGATCATCTGTCTATGGAACAGAAGATTGATACCGCGCTGGAGCTGCTTGAAGAAATGTCGATTGCCTTTCCCGACGGACCTGCCAAGCACAGGGAAGCCCACGAAGCTTGGATCGAGGCCAAGCATGCGGAGGCTAAATTTTGGAACGAATTGAAACTTGATGTAGCGAAAAAAGGTGTATGGGGGTTGCTGATCATTGTACTTGGGCTGACCCTGCTAGGCCTTGCCACGAAGGTTGGGGTATCACTTAAATAGGGGGTTGTATGGACGCGCTGGAATATTTGATTATCCGTTTCAAGGAAGGGCGCCCACAAGGGCGTGAGGGCTTTACCCTGGGGCAACTGTTCCACAAGGGAAATCCTGACCCTATCTGCAGCACGTTGGAGGACGAGGATCGGCGACTGGAGAAGGGAAATGACAAGGTGCCAGGTCGTACAGCGATGCCACTAGGGAGGTATGAGTTGGAGCTGTACGACTCCCCGAAGCATGGAACGGTTCCGCTGTTCCTGAAAGTGCCGGGGTTCACTTACACGGAGATCCACGGGGCGAATTGTGCGGAACAGTTACTTGGCTGTGTAGCCGTGGGGATGAATCCTACAGCGGACGGAGTGCGGGACTGTGCGCCGGCTGTCGCTATGCTTGTGACGGAGATGCGAAGGGCAGCTGCAACGGGGCAGAAAGTCTTCTGCACAATCGAACGGACGGGGGAGTAGCATGGAAGACTTTCTAGCTGGCATTGCGCCGACAGTTGCAAGCGCGTTGTTGGGGCCATTGGGCGGCCTGGCGGTAGAGGGTATTGGAAAGATCTTCGGGATTGAAGGCGCGACCCAGGAGAAGATTACTCAGATGATTACGGAGGGAAAGGTTACCCCGGAACAGCTAGGGAAGCTGAAGGAACTGGAACTGCAATTCAAGAACGACGAGGCGGAACGGGGGTTCAAGTATGCGGAACTGGAGTTCAAGAATGTAGATTCCGCACGGACGCTGAGGGCTACGACGGGAAGTTACTTTCCAGAAGCGCTGTCTACCCTGATCACTGTGGGGTTCTTCGGGATACTAGGGTGGATGATGCACGACAGGGCAGCTATTGAATCACAGCCCCTGTTAATTATGCTAGGGTCTCTAGGGGCTGCCTTCGGTGCGGTAGTTAACTTCTGGCTCGGTAGTAATAAAGGGAGTGATCGGACTAAGGAACTGCTGGCTCAAGCTACACTCAAGCAGTAGGTCCATACACGGCCCGCTTTTACTTTGCGCTTGATTCGTTGAGCTTGCGCCTGGCAAGAGTGGGCCGGTATGCTGTAGGACTGGGAGTAGGCCTGGCCAGAGGAGAAGGACAGGTAGATGATTAGCAAGGTGCTCAAGGTGCCTCCCCGATACCGATGGCGATATTGAACCAGGCGAATTCAAGGAACACACTTCCATCTACGTCGATGCCGACAGCAAGGGAAGGCGTGAGGAAGAATACGTTACTGCTTATTCGGTGGTAAAGCATGGGAACTTCCTTTCCAGTTTAGGTAGCATACAGGACTCGAGCTTCTTGCAGGTGATCTTGCCGTTGCGGAGCCAGAGGCGATGGCGGCGAATCGTGTTGACTTCACAGCCAAGGCGGGCGGCGATCAGTTCGGAGGGTACCTCCTGACACACGAGGAAAAATGCGTACTCGCAGCAGTAGCCGAGGCCCTTGGTGATGAGGTACTCTACGCTATTCCCACGTGGATTATGGGGCGATAATGTACGTGTAGAATTCATACCAGTGTATCCGGTGTAATGATTGCCTTCGGCTGCGGCGTGATGCTAGGGTTAGCCGCTTGCAACATCATCCCCTTCGCAGTGTTGACGAGAATGATCTGACCTGAATTCACCGCCCCCTGCATGATGCCTTCGAAGTCGCGGAAGTCCGGGAAGTAAACGTGGATCATGCGGTAAGCTTCTGTGTAAGCGATGGTCCCATGCTTCCTAACGAACTCAATGAAGCGCTCGGCTTGCATGGAATCCTCCGTTCGTCCGATGCGAGAGAAGACGTGGTGCATATCCCCCTCGATATCTTCCAGCATTACGTTGGCGAGTTCGAGGTCGGACTTTTCAATGCGGAGGGAATCGCCACGAGAAGCGGAGAGGACCATTGCGAGCTTGTGGAGGTGGGTCTGTTTCCGCGCGGCGTAGCCTTCCATCATCTGATCATCCATACGGGAGCTTGCATCGCGCCAGAACCGCTCGTACCAGGACCTGCCCCACACGCGAGCTTCCTCAGAGATAGTGAAGCGCCCACAGAGCATTGCGATGCGCTCGAGGTCTTCGATCAGGGCGGCTTTCATCGAGGCGTCTGCGTGGCCGACTTGCTCATCCACGTAGGCGACGTAGCGTTCCTTCTTATCCCCGTAGACGAATATACAACGGGAGGCTAGACCGCCGCCGATCATAGATTGTGGCATATTGTCCGCGATCCAGTGAGGAGTAGTCCCCGCTTGGATGTTGATCCAGGGAGCTTCGATGATATCATTCCCGCTCATCTTGGTGATCTTTTCGTAGGACTTCTTACCATCCCACAGTTCGATGAGCAGGTTAATCATATCCTTGTCTTGGATGTTGAGGAGGGAACCAAGCTCGGAGGCGATGAGAGTCAAGGGCGACATGGGATGCCACTCAGCTTCGAACTCGAAGGACTCGGAAGCGTTGGCGAAAGCGGTGACTAGAGCTTGCCACGTGATCGCGTTCGGGCCGAACTTGACGCCAGGAACTTGTTTGAGCAGATCTGCTGCAATGTCAATGGTCGTGGACTTGGCGATGACTCCCGGCGGGCCTACGTAAATGATGTAGAAGGAAGGGTACCAGGAAAACCGTTTCATATCTATCCACACGCGACGGCGCAGACAGCCTGCAATGGTTCCCACGGCGGCCCAGAAGTGATTACGACGGGGTGCCTCGGTAACGGACGCGAAGTCCAGATACGCGGTGATCCAGTCAGGGTAGTTTCTATTAGACACAATCGCCCCAGGAGATGGTACTCGTTTTAATTCCAGTAGGTATGATCAGTGGTTCATCGTACGGGATGACTATCTTGGAGTACCGTTCCATCAGCGGAAGCAAGGTCGCGCGGCGGTGGGTAGGAAACTGCCCCGCAAGTGAGTCGTGGACTTGAAGGAGGACTTGTACCTCCGGGATGTTCTCGTAAAATGCCAGCCATGCGCGGTTGATAACGATCCCCACTGTAGATTGCGGAATCCATGCCACTGCGGCGGGGAGAAGATTCTCATCAATCCTATCGAAGACGTACCAACGATAGCCGAACTTGTTCTCGACGTAGCGGAACTCGCGGACTTGGTTAGTAACGCGCTGGTGCCATTCGAGAATGCCTGGGTGCGCAGCGAACCAACGCTTCTGCGCTTGATCAATCTCGTGGACTCCGCGTCCTGTATGCGCCGCAACCGTTTTAGCCTTACCGAGGTAGTTAGTAGCATGACAGAATACCTTTGCGAATTCGCGTTTGTGTTTACGGGGAGACTTGTGGTCAAGGTAACGCGGGTGGGTCTCGACGAGTTCCTCTAGCGGCGGTGGTTCCTTGTTATCAATACCGTAGGTGTTGAGTAAGTGAATGTCCGCGCCCATGCGAAGAGCGGCTTTGAGCATCGGGTCACCAGATTCCCAGACGACTACCTGAAGGTCCGCCCGATCCAAGTCCATGTCGAAGAAAGTGAATCCTTGATCAGGGCCGTACATGCTGCGTATGTTAGGCAGAGTAAAATCCATACTACCTCGAGCTGCAGCTTTGCCGGATGACTTGGACTTTTCAGACGGTATCGTTTGCAGGTTTCCACCTGAGCCAAAAGGATTCTTACTCGAACTAAGTCTGTACGAATACGGTGCAGATTTTCCACCCGCATCTCCTGCGATGTTAAAAGAGCAACGCATACGCCCATCCGTATCCAGTGGCATCATGACGAAGTCTTTAAGGAACTTGTACAAGGTGCGAATGTCCAGGATCGCGTTGCAGATTGGTTTAAGAAGGGGTTCACGGGCAGAGATCTTTGCCATGCTCTCGTCGTCGCAAGAGGCTGACATGGTAGTATGCCCGTTGCGGACTACGCGCTTGAGTATCTTCGGCTGTGCCATGTCTTCGTAGAAGAAGGCTTGCATTTGCTTCGGCGACTTCGGATTGATCGCGTGGCCAACTACGTTGTATAGGAAGGCTTCTCTGTGGGAGAGCTCTTCCTGGATATCCATAGCCATTGTAGCTTTGACCTCCGGACGGATACGCACACCGAGGCGCATGGCACGGAGGACCGGATTGAACATGCGCTGCTGGTAGGAGTCGACCTCGGCCAGCCCCATGACCTTGACGGACTGTTGAAGGACCTCACCGGCCTCCCGAGTGTAGATACAGTCTTGAAGGTTGTACGTCCAACGCTGTTCCTCTGGTATGTTCGATGCGATCTTTCCCTCGTCCTTCCAGTACACGTACCAGTCGCAGTACATGGATGCGATAAAGTCCAGCCCCTTCGGCATGGCGCAGAAAAGGGAGTGTTGGGATATCATTGTATCCTGGCCGCCGTGGGGGAGGAAGTGCCAGTGACGGTAAACGTACTGCGCGTCGTAGAGACCGTTCTGCCAGCGGACACGGCAGTTCTTATGCGTGAGGAGCTTGTACAACTTAAAGATGATTACGGTTTCCTCGTCCAAGTTCCAGTAGCCCTCCTTCCTTCCCTGCGCCACGAAAGGAATACAGATCGCTTCGGTGCGTGACCAGCTGATTCCGATGCAGTCAATATGCTCGTAGCGTGTTTCGATATCGAAGTCGAGCCAGAGTTCATCAGTAACTTGCACACGTGCAAGAAGCATGTTGAGGCAAGCTATAGCGGAATCGAAAGAGGGCCGGACTTGGAACTGCCACTCTGGTTTGTTATCGTAGGTCGCCGTAGTCATATGTCGCTTGGCGCGCTTGAGGTCATTTACTGCAATCGCGCGAAGGTCCCATTGGCGGTAGATCGCGGAGGGGTGGTAGGTTGGTATTACTTTCGGCTTCCGGGGGTGCGTGGAGTACAGGAGCGAACCTCTCCACTTCGGCACCGACCACAGATCTGTGAGCGCCCACAGGGCAACAGAGCCCATCGCGATAATGAGGTTAGGCTGGACAAGATCAATTTCAACAGCGAGTGCACGGCAACCTGCACGAAGTGCTTCAGTGACATACATGCCTTTATAGAAATGATGATTAAGGGTGATGTCTTTCTTAGCCTTAGCGATGGCATCGAAGGGGATGGGGTAATCGCAGACGCAGGTAGTGTAACACTCACTCCGCATGATGCCGGCTTCATGGAGCATACGATTGAGTTCCTGCCCCACGCTGCCGGAGAATGGCATGTTGAAGCGAATGTCGTCGTGGGACCATGACTCACCGACGATCATTATACGCGAGGGGATTGGGCCTTCGCCGGGGCGTGACATTAAGAACCTCCTTGTACTGAGCGGGCGTAGAAAGCCTCTTGTACCGCAGGGTCGTTAAGTACTACTCTTGCGTACCCTATAATAGCAGCGACTAATTCAGCGGTTTTATACCCTGGCATCAGCCCACACTTTGCCGCAAGCGCCCTCAAATGGGCATCACTAATGGACGGTGCGTAGGTAGGCTTCTGGCCATAGAACGGCTTCTGATCCTCAAGCTCCGCAATCCTGTCAGCAGCCCTACTCAGGGCGCTCACGATTGGACTAGCTGAGTTAGCAGAATACAAATCTTCTGCAAGACAGCGCAGTTCGTTTACAAGATTCATTTTGTTATCCCCTGTTCTATGTCCCTAGCCTTACGGCGAAGTTCAAATGGAAGTAGCCCTGTTCCGCCAAGATGATCTTGCTCTTTGGCGACTACGTATAGACAGTCAGCAATCTCCTGCCTGATTCTTGCATTGATCCAGTCAAGTTCTATGTCAGATCACTTTATCCCGCCGACTAAATCGGGGTGGCCACTAAATACAATGGGTGTCATTTTCAATCCATTCCTAAAGGGCTAATGTGCGGTTGATCATCAAGGGCGTGCCATGCAGAAAGGGCCTCGTGTCCAGAATCCCACCACCTGCTGACGACAGCCATGTCCTTTGTATCCAGCAACAGGCACTCAAGTTCAAGCGCGAGACGGTGTGCGGCGCATTCGATGTTTGCCTCGCGCGAGTCTTGCAGCTTCTGGAATTCGGCGAAGATGGTGGCCAGGTGATTTGCAGGAATAAAGGGAATCACCCCCTGGTCGATAAGTCGTTCTGCAATCTCGCGCAGTTGTTCTGGTGTGATGTTCATTTCCATTCCTTCTCTTGGTATAGTTCTTTCAGCGCTTGGTAGATTTGTTCTGGTGGCATTTCCTTACACCTCCGTGAATATTTGACCAGCGAATCTGATACCAAGTATCGTTGTCCCAATCAGCATCAAGTCTCCACATAATGCAACGGCGTTTCTTGGCGAGTTTCATTCCGGCTTCTCCAGTTCTGCTGCCCATTCTTTCAGGTAATTCGTCGCGCAACTGACTTCGCTTATGCTGTTTTCACCCGTCCGCACCTTTTGTTCAAGCATCATAAAAGCCTTCCTCAACACCTCCGCATCATGCTTACGGAGCCAAGCGAAAACATCTGGCGACGTTGCTTTGATTGCTTTGATTCCAAGTTCG